TCGCCGCCGCCGACCAACCCATTGCCGGCAGTGATGGTGCGTCCGGCCGGCGTGCCACCCAGATTGGACAGGGCTGCGGCGGCCGTGGTCGCCCCCGTGCCGCCCCGGGCAACGGTCAAAGTCCCTTCGGTTCCTTCAATGATATCAATCACATCAGGGATCAATGAGGTGAACGCTTCGACGAGGCCGGCTTCTAGCGCGTCCAAATCGCCATCATCACGCACGCCGTCAGCGTGCCGGTTGGCGATAAACTGCGCCAAACCGGCCGCGATATGGGAGACCTGGCGCAGCACGCGGTTCTCAAGAGCGCGCAGGGCGATACCGGGTTGATGGCCGCGCAGACGCCCCGGATGAGTGCGATAGCTCTCAAGGGTTTCGAGATCGCCCAGGTTCTCTTGGCCGTCGGGCGCGAAGGGCAGGATTTCGTTGATGGGCATTACTGGTCCTCAGAAGTAAGGATGCGGGGCCAGGCGCCCCTGTCCCAGCCCGCCAGGGCGGGGCTATCGGAATCCCAGGCAAACAGTGCCCCCTCGGTGCCGACCGGCGGCAGTGCGTAATAGGCCACGCGAACGCCGGCGGGCTTCAGCGGGATGTAGCCTTGCACCAGGAGCTGCGTCAGGATGCTTGAGGGCGGCATGCCGGCGATGCCGATGGAGATGGTCATGTCGCCATGATCCTGGATCAGGATATGCGAGCCCTGATCGGCGAAGGCGGCTTCCCAGATGGCATAGGCGCCGTCGCGGGTGCCGTCCCAGCTGTTGGCGGCCACTTTCGCTTTCAGCAGCTGCCGGTACATATCGTCGGGCAGGCTGACCATACCGGAGGCCGGATCATAAAGGCCGCGCCAAGCCCCTTCCTCCCAGCCCACGCCGGGCGTGTCCCAGGCGAAATACACCCCATCAAGCGGCACCTTCAGGTGTCGCGAACGGCCGACCCATTCGCCGACCTGGTCCAGCTGTTTGCCGATTGCCGAATCGAGGTCGAAGGCGCGGCGCAGATCCTCCAGCACCGCTTGGATCTCCACCAAAGGTGCGGTGACGGCATCCACCGTCGCCTCGAATTTCGGGCGCCGATGCTGGGAGGTGATGTGGTCGGTATAGGGCTTGGTCACGGCTCCAACTCCAGCAGGATGTCATCAAGCGCGGCCGTCGCCGCACTGTTGAACGCCACCTGAACATTGGTTGGTGCCAGGGCTTGGGGATCGGTGCCGATCTCGATGCCCAGGACATCGAAGGTGCGGGCAGCCCGGCTAGGTTCGGCCTCGATGACCGGCGGGAAGAGTCTGGAGAGCAAGACATCCTCGCCGATGCCCAAGGCATTGATCGCCTCGACCACAGCCTTGCGGGCGGCCTCACCGGTCACTGCCAGATAACCGGTCAGCGGCTTGATTCGGATGCGTCCGTGGATGGGCAGTTCCGTCGGCCGGAAGATGCTGATGGTGGCCGGGCTGCCGTAGCGATCACGGACGGTAACCATGGTCGTGCCGAAGGTGCCGCAGCCCGGTGTCTTCCGGGCCGCGATGACGGCGGCAATCTCATCATCTGCACCGCCCTCGACCACCAAGGCGATGGAATGGCCGGGAATGCCGTTGGCATCGGGGACATTGCTATCATTTTCATAGCCACGCAGGCGCAACACGCCGGGTACAGCCGCGACGGCACCCAGGACCCCTTCCAGGATCGTGCGCGAGGGCAGCGCGGTGGACAGCGCCTGGCGCCGGCGCAGATCCGCGTCGCTCTCGACCGGCGCTCCGGGAACGGCCGGCGCGGGATTGGTAACGCTGTGCCAGCCCAGAATGGGCGTGTCGATCTGCGAGACGTCGCCGGCCGGCGCATGGATTGCCCCCGGCTCGGCCGCACGGGCCGTTACCAGGGCATCGCCCGAAGTGGGGATAGTCACCGGGGCGAGCAACCAGCGGCGGCCGGCGCCATCCTTGGCGACAGCATCTGTCAGCATTGTGCCGACGGTTCCGACGACGCGCAGGGTCACGGTGGAATAGGTGGCGGCCTTGCGGCGCAGGCCGTTGATGGCCACCTGACGCGACAGGCTCACGCCCTGGGCGGTCGAGGGGCTGAAGGCGTTGTAGACCGAAGCGGCAAGGCTGAAAGCATCGTGGATGGCCTCGGCGAAAATCGCCGCCATCTGGCCATCCTGGCTATCGGGCTCCAGATACAGATCCTCGCCGTAGATCTCCCGCAGACGGGCATGGATGTAGTCGAGGATCGCCGGATAATCGGGCAGATGCAGGCCGGTCTCATCCAGGCGCGCCAGGGGCATCACAGCACCTCCTGGATCGCAGCGGGGCCGTAAATGGTGTCGACCGTTACGGCGACGGTCAGGCGGCGGCTTTCAGGATCGAGCGCGCTTTCATAGGCAGCAATAGCGCGCACGCCCGGGGTGCCCAGGATGCGCTCTCGGACCGCAAGATCGTAGGATACGGCGGTATGGCGGCCCAGCACTGCGGGAGCATAAGGCGTGCCGTCCCGCAAGTCCAAGAACCACTCACCGGCAAGCAAGCGCAGCCGGGTCGCTACCGCCTGGGCCACGGTTTCGGGCGTGTCGGTCAGCAGGTCGGCCTCGCCGCGCCCCATGACGTAATCCCTATCCGCAGATAGCCGCCGATACTTCATTGCGGGCCTCCCGTGTTGCCGCCGCCGGGTGTGACGCCGCCATGCACATGCGAGCGGAGGGATACACCTCCTGCATCGAGATCGCCGCTGGCGGCAAGACTACCTTCTAGCCGGGCGGTCGTCGGACCTCCATTGATGCCCGTTACCGACAACGCGCCCTTGATCACGACCTGGGGGGCAGCCAGGGTCAGGGAAGCCACTGCCTTGACCTCCACGGTCCCGCCCGGATGGATGCTGACATACTGGCTGGCATCATCGGCGCGCAGCTGCACGGCGGCGGTATCGGCTGCCGGCGCCAGGACGCGCGGCTGCGAACGGATGCCGAGGATAGCCATACCGTCGGAAAGATCATGCATGCGGCGCTCGGCCTGCGGCTGCACGCCGCCCGATTGCCACCAAGCGTCGATGCAGCGGGCCGAAAAGACGACGATGCACTCGTCGCCGCGCTGGACTGGAAAGGTCAGCGTGAAGCCGCCACCGGCCGGGAAACAGACCGGCACATCGACCAGCAGGGGCAGCGCGGCGGCGACACGTCGGCCCTCATCATCCTCGATCACACCGGCGATGGCAGGCTGGACCGCGACGGTCTGCGCAGCGTGATCATAGGAATCGACGATACCGGGCAGCGCAGTCCAGAGGCCGGCGGTGCTGCCTTCGATGGCGCAGCGGATGGCTTCCAGGGGATCGTCGAAATGTTCGCGGCGGTCCATCAGCGTCTTCCCAACTGATCGACCGGAATGCGCATCGTGTCGTCGATGGCGATGCACAAAAGGTCGGTGAACCAGTCCTGGCCATGGGTGTCGCCGGTGTGATCGGCCCGGATGATGCGGTAGAAGCCGTCGCTGTCCAGCGGGGCGGCGCGGTCAAAGGCCGCGACCTTGAGGTCGGTCCTGGCGCGCAGGATGGATGCATTGTCGAGGCGGACACGCCCGCCGATCCGCAGGCGGGGATTGAGCAGGCAGCGCAGCTTGATGCCCTGATCCGTCTGCTCGGGGGCATCCAGCAGCCCGGTCTCATGGGTCAGGACCACTGCCTCGCCCGGCAAATATCCGCGCAGCGGCACCATCTGCACTTGGCCATCCTGGATGGACCAGCTCGCTTCGCGGTCCTCGGCCACCAGTCTCATGACATCGCGTGCCATGCCGTAAAGCACCTTGCCGCGCGGCAGCGGCTGACCACCGAGGTCGCCGACATGGCCCGGCCTGGCGCCATGGACGGCGAAGGCCCCCATGGCCACCCCCACCTGATCGGCCGGGCGGGCGCCGGCAGCCAGGGTACGGCTAACCACGGCATGGTTATAGGCGCGGTCGCCATCGGCTGCGGTGATTTCGAGCCAAGAATCGGTGCCGTTTTCGCGGCCGCGCCGCACTTGGCGGATCTGGCCATCGAAGAGCGTGCCCATGGCACCTTCATAGCCTGCCGACAGGATCACGCGGCTGAATTCGCCGCCGATCCGTGAGGCCGTGGCAGGTGCGAGGTTATAGACGGAGATGGTGGCGCTGTTGGGGGTCTCGATATCGCCCTTGTGCGTGGCAAAGGTGATGCGCAGGCCTTCCAGGTCCAAGCCTTGGCCCGCATCTGCTCCGACGATCAACGAACAGGCGCGCCGCCACTGGCGGGCAGGATCAGGCGTCACGGCATGTCCTCCTCATCATCCGTTTCAAAGATCAACTGCGCTGACGTACCGAGATCGCCGGGTCCGGGCGGCAGACCGCCGGGGGAGTGGCACCACAGCTTGCCGCCAACGCCCAGATGTGCATGTCCGGCCAGCAGGTCGACGCCGGGGAGCAGTGGCAGACCGGCCGCCAGCGTGGCGCCTTCGGCTTCGGCCAGATCGAGCAGCCATCCCCCTTCGGGAGCGTCGCACCAGCGCAAGGTCAGGCGGTAATCCTGGCCGCCCAGGCGAATCGTGAAGGACTCGGGCAGCCCGGACAGCGGAATGTCGTAGAAGCTCATGACGCCTCTCCCGGCCCGAATACCGAGGAGAGCGCACTGCGGCGCGGCTGTGCTTGTTTCTGCCCGGTGTCGGTGATGGCGCCGGTGCGGTTGGGATTGGCGTGGCGCGCGCGCGGCGGTACCGAGGTCACGGCCGTGCGGACAATGATCACCTCGCGGCATTCGGCCGTGATGACCAAGGCGTTCTCGGTCGCGGCGTCGGTGGTGGCGCTTAATGATTCCAGCAGCATGTTGCGGTAGGCGCGCTTGCCGGTCACAATGTCGAAAGGCTCGCGCGATGCCTGCAACGCCAGCAGCGCATCATAGACCGACTGGGATCGGCGACCGCCCCCATCGCCGCTGCTATCAGAGACGCCGGCACGGATCACCACGAGGGCAGGCTGCCGCCAAGCATGGTCGCTGACCGCCGCCCCCTGCTCGACCGGATGCTCGGTAATCGTCAGGCTGTCCTCATGGTGCTCTTCGATTACGACATCGAAGGTGATGCCGCCCAGGCTGCGAGTCGGGCGGATGGTCACCGGCTGGGACGGCTTGGACATCCAGCTCATCGCACGGCTCCTCGGGCATTACGCACCAGCTGCGCATTGACGTCGTTTTGCCCGCGGGCAATGGCGCGTCCCGCAGCCTGGGCATCGCCACCCGTGGTGACATGAATGTCGGTCTTCTGGTTGATATGCACCGTTGCTGGCCCTGGTGCCGCCGCCGCTGCCGTTCCGGCGGCAACCTGCGCCGGCGGAGGCACCAGGGCCGGTGCCGCCAGATCCGGCAACGGCGCGCTGCCCTTTGTCGGATTAGTCGAGGCGTTATCATCACCCATCCCCAGACGCTTGCGCAGACTGGAGGGCAGTAGGCCCAGCACCCGGCTGGCTTGGCGAGCCAGGGCATCCAGCGCAGCCCCCAGAATGCCGAGAATGGCGTCGGCCGCTCCCCTGGCCCAGGATGCAAAATCCGGCAGGTCGGCCATCAGGGCCGACCACAGGCCGGCGAAGATCTGGCCGATGGTCCCGGCCAAGCCCTCGAACACGCCCAACAGGGTATCGGCAAAACCTGTGAAAAGGGCCGCGCCTCTGTCCAGGAGGCCCGCGATTGCTCCGATTGCCGCTTCGGCCCAGGATGCGAAATCCGGCAGCCCTTCCTTCACCGAGGTCCACAGACCGCTGAAGACTCGGGCGATGGCCCCGGCCAAGCCCTCGAACACGCCCAGCAGGGTGCCGGCAAAACCTGTGAAAAGGGCCGCGCCTCTGTCCAGGAGGCCGGCAACTGCGCCGATTGCCGCTTCGGCCCAGGATGCGAAATCCGGCAGCCCTTCCTTTACCGAGGTCCACAGACCGGCGAAGATCCGGGCGATGGCCCCGGCCAAGCCCTCGAACATGCCCAATAGGGTGCCGACAAAACCTGTGAAAAGGGCCGCACCCCTTTCCAGGAGGCCGGCAACCATGCCAACCACAGCCTCGGCCCAGGCGGCGAAGTCCGGCAGCCCTTCCTTCACCGAGGCCCACAGGGCGCCGAAGATCAAGGCGAGAGCATCAGCCAGGCCCTGGAAAACCGCCTGCACGGTCTCCTTCCAGCCCCGCCAGAGACCAATCATGGCCTCCAGCGCCGCTTGGAGGTTACCTGTGAAGATCGCGCTGATCAGCCGGCCGATCTGACCGGTCATGTCGGCCACGCCGCCCAACAGGCGAAGCACGGCTTGAAGCAGCGGCGCGGTGGCCTTCAGAGCCCCCATCAGCGTGGCCAGCACCACCGCGACAAGAGGCTTGAGCACATCGATCACCGACTGGATGGAGGCCGCCCAGGGCGACCAGTCGAACAGGCTCTCACCGCCCTCCATGAAGGTCAGGTAATCGTCGATCAGGGCAATGATCACCCCCAGCCCGGCGATGATCGCCCCCAGGGGTGTTGCCAGAAAGCCGAGGTTCAGCAGCCGCCAAGCGGCCAGCAAAGCGCCGGCTGTCAAAATCGCCGTCTGCTGCACCTTATCCAGGCCCTCGAACCACTCCACGACCCGCATCACCCATCCGATGATGCGTGCGGCAAAGGCCCCGACAGCTCCGGCAACGCGCAGGGCGAAGCCGATCAGCCCTTCGAGCACGCGCTTGATGCGGTCGAAATTCTCGATGATGGCGCGGCGCATCTGCTCGGCGCCGCGCCGTAACTTGTCGAACAGCGCCAGAGAGACGGCATTGGCGACCATCTCGGCCATGGTGCGCAGCTTGCCGATCTCCGCCAGCAGGCCGGTTGCCGCCTCGGCCGCCTGCTGGGCATCAACGCCGGCGGTGGCGTACATGGCCTGGAATTCGTCCCGCAGCTCGCCGACATCCCTGGTCAACATCGGGATCAGCGCGGGGTCGATGCCCATGCGGGCGGCATAGGCCTCTTGGGCGGCGCGGCTCATCCCCTGCATCTGCCGGCCCGCATGCTCCAGCGCCGCACCGGCATCGCGCAGATGCGGATTGTTCGCGCGCATGCCTTGCAGGCTCGACATCAGGGCGGATGCCGAGGCCCCCGATTGCTCCGCGACATATTGCAGTTCCTGCAGGCGGGCAACGGGCACGCCCAGATGTTCGCTGGCGCGGCCCAGCTCGGTATAAGTGCCGGCGACACGCAGGATGGCCGCCGAGGCGCCGCCCGCAACTGCGCCCACGGCAAGACTGAATGCCTTGACCGCGCCAAGCGCCGTATCAAGCGAGGCGCGGTCGGCCTGGAAGCCGACGCGGGCTAGGAATTCCGCAATCACGCCGCCCAACACGCTCTATTTCTCCTTCGTTTTTGCAGCGAGACGGCGCTCGTTTTCCGCGTGCACGTCCAGCGCCTCGTTGAGATCGGCGATATCGGCAAGGCTCAAAGTGCCGTCGTTGAGGCTCTCGAACCGGCACAGCCCGGCAATGACGGGGCGGAACAGCCAATCCTCCCCGCTTGCCATGGCTACCCACGCGATGCCATCAGGCCCTGCACCTGGTTGCCAAGTCCGGGCAGGGCGCTCATAAAACCCTGCATGTTGGCCCACAGCACGCGCCCGGCGACGGTCAGCAAGGCCGGCATGTCCAACTCGTACATCAGCACACCGCGAGCGCGCAGAGGCGCCCATCCGGTGCCGCCGTCCTGTTTGACTTCCGCCGCATCGAGGGCGACATCGAGGATGTAATCGACCTGTTCGTCGGGCAGGCCCGCCAGCGCCTCGCCCAGCAGGGCGGCGGCCTTGAGCGGCTCGGACGCCACGGCATCGATCTCACCGACGCGGCCCAGCAGGGAGGCCAAGCGCCGCGCGACATGAAACTGCTTGCGCGCATCGATGCGCTTGGCGCGCAGGGTCAGGGAACCGGCGGTGAATTCCTCGAACTGGCTCATCTCTCATCCTCCTTACTTTTCAGGCGTGCCGGTGCCGAGCTGGCGGTCGATGCGGCCGGCTGCGAATACCCACTCAACGGTGCCACCCTCCCTGGCATAGGTCAGGTCGGGCGCCTTGGTGAAAGCAGCACCGGAACAGGTGATGGTGTCTCCGCGCACGGTGTCGCGGATGGTGATGGTGTTGCGGCCATGCATGGCGGCGCTGGTGGTTTGCAGGTCGTACAGCGCCGCCAGCTGCGCATTGACCGTGCTGGTCTTGAGCAGCCGCACAGTGACCGTACCGGACTTATCGCCCGACAGGCTGTGCATCCACCCGCCATCGGCGCCGACCGTCATGGTGGATTTATCGCCGGTCGGTGCGATGCTGATGCCTTCATCCGCGATACCGGCCTCGGGGCCCCCCAACGGGAAATTGCCCCCCGGCCCGGAGATGGCCGCATGAACATCCAAAAAGCTGTAAACGCTCATTCAAACCCCCTTCATCAGCGGTTGACGTCGATGGCGACGTCGACGGAATGGACGGCGCCGGCGAGCTTGACCGCTACCTGGATCGGCGGCGCCTTGCGCTGCTCGCGTTCGGACTGGGGCTGGGCGGCAATGGCCTGGGCATAGACGTAGAAGCCCTTGGGCAGGTAATCGCCGCGTTCCAGCTGACCGAAGCCGTCGGCGTTCCAGGTGCCGGGCGCGACCAGCCCGTTGTTGACCGCTTCGCCCAGCACGCCCTCGATGGCGGTGACGAGCTGGTTCACCCCGCTATCGGTCTGCGGGATCTTGGTCTTGGACTGATAAAGCAGGTTCCAGCATTCGGTCTGGATGGCGTTTTGCAGCCAGTCCAGGCCGTGGATCTCGTCGAAATAGGCCGCGCCGGCCATGACCCCTTCCTGGAAAATGGCGGTGTCGTTGTCATAGGCGGCGAACACATTGCAGCGCTTGGCTTCCAGCGCCCTGGCCTGGGTCTCCGAAAGGGCATCGGG